TTTTTCCCCACAGACGGCACGCCTTGTAGTCGTTGGAGGTCGTCGACTTGAACGACGGGTCGGTGTAGCACACCAGCATATCGTACTTTTCGAGCTTGGGCAGGCGCTTGTAGCGAATCCACTCCGCCCGGAAGATGGTGCCGTCCACGATAGGGTTGTGCATCATCTCCTTCTCCCAGGCACGGTAGCCCACGAAGTCGCGGTACGCCTGCGCCTCCTCCTTCGTCCACTTCTCCTTCCACACCGGCTCGCCGTTACGGTCCACCGCCTGTATCTTGGAGAGGAACACGCCCTTGGTGCGTGAGATGTTGTAGAGCACCGAGTTCTTGCTGATAAGGTTGCCCACCATGATGAAGCGGCCACGACCCACGTCTAGGGCACCGAAGAGGGCGGACTTCACCCACGAGGTGAGCTCGCGCACACGTTTCTCGTTTTTGATGAGCTCGTCGTCGTCGAGGTCGTCGATGACGATGTAGTCCGGTCGAGCCTCCCTGTCTCGGAGACCACGGGGACTCTGACCACGTCCACAGGCGAGGAACTTCACGCCGCACGCCGCCTTGAACTCCCCCGCCGTCCAGTCGCCGTCCGATGGCTTCTGGTCGCCGAAGTCACGTTTCAGGCGGTCGTTGTATTGCAGTTCCGCCTGTATGTCGCTGAGCAATCGGCACGCCGAGTCCTCGCTCTTGCCCACCACGACCATGAAGTTGATGAGCCTTCGTGGCTGGAACATGAGCCAGAGCGGCAGGAACACGTCCATGTGGGTGCTCTTGGCATGGCCACGAGGCCACATGAACACCGCCTTCAGGTTGGCGGTCTCCCTCACCTTGCGCGCCGCCTGGTTGTGGAAGGGCGCGTTGTGGATGGTGCGTATCACCTGTCCGGTGGTCTTGTCCTTCAGTTGCAGGAAGTGTGGGAAGTAGTACTCGCAGAAGGCGGCGTAGTTCCGTTGAAGTCGCTTGATGCGCTCCTCCCGGGTCTTCTTGCTCTCGGGAGCCATGAGCGAGGTGTCGGTGATGGCGTTGATCTGCTTGCCCAGCTCCTTCCACTTCTCGTAAGCCTGTTTGATTTCCGCTTGTGTAGCCATAACTCAACATTTAGCATTCAACACTCGGCATTCCCCGCTACAGGTCGCAGTTGAAGCCGCTCGACATCTTGTCGGCGATGAAGAGATCCTGGTAGTGGTGGAAGGTCTTCAGGAGCTCGGGGGTGATGTTCTCGTCGGTCTGCGCACGGTACTGCAGCCACTTGTCGAAGGCCATGAACACCTCGATGGCATCCACCACGTTGGCCTTCTTGTCGAGCTTCTCGATGAACGACGACATCTTGGCGAGCTTGTCGCCCAGTCCCGCCATCTTCTCGGGGTCCTCGCTCTCGTTGACCTGCGAGATGAGCTTGTCGATGGTGAGGAGCAACTTGTTGACCAACTCCGGCCGGGTAATGCTGGTGGCGGCCCGCGTCTCCTTCCATCCGCCCTCGTTCACCCACTTGGAGAGAGTCTGGCGGCTCACCTCCACCTGGTCGGCGATCTCCGCCTGCTCCTTGCCTGCCAGGTACAAGGTGCGAGCAAGCCCTTTCTTGCGTTCTAATTCTGCTTTTTTCATATTTAAATACCTTTATAATGAAACATTAAAGAAGGACCGGGTGTCCCGAATCCTTTGCAAAGGTGCGACAATTTCGCCTAACTGGCAAATTAGTGTGCAGCCGTTTCACAGAAGTGTGCAACCATTTCACACTTTTTTGGCGGGTTCGTGAAAAGTTAGTAATATTGCACCCGGAAATCAAAATTCGACCGACATGGGAAAGAAAGTAAGAATCAGCGACGAGAGCGTCAACTGCTACGGCTCCCGAATCATCACATCGGGTATCGACCTCTCGCTATACGGCAAGAATCCAGTGCTCCTCTACATGCACGACCGCTCGCGGGGCGTGGTGGGCAAGGTGGAGAACCTGAAGGTGGAGAACGGCGAGCTGACCGGCGAGCTGGAGTTTGACGAGGCATCGCCCCTGAGCGTGCAGCTCAAGAAGCAGTACGACTTCGGCTCCATGCGCATGGTGAGCGCCAGCTTCAAGGTGCAGGAGACCAGCTCGGACGCATCCCTCGTGATGGAGGGGCAGACCGCCGAGACCGTGACCCGCTGCCTCCTCTTCGAGGTGAGCGCCGTCGACATCGGGGGCAACCACAACGCCATCGTGCTCCTCGACTCGGAGGGCAACCAGCTGGAGCTCGCCGACAAGGGCGGCGGGGGCAGCCTGCTGCCGCTATTGGACAGGAACGTAATCAATAACCCTTTAAAAAATAAGAAAGTAGAAATGGAACTGAAAGATTTAGCCATCAAGTTGGGTCTCAAGGAGACCGCAACCGAGGAGGAGGTGAACGCCAAGATCGCCAGCCTCAGTCTCGCTGCCGGCGAGGTGAAGCAGTTGAAGTCGCAGGTCAGCGACCTGCAGAAGCAGCAGGAGGCCGTGCAGCTCTCCGCCATCACCGTCGCCGTGGACAACGCCATCCAGGAGAAGCGCCTGAACGCCGACCTGAAGGAGCATTTCGTCAAGCTCGGCCAGCAAGTGGGCTTGGACAACCTCACCGTCACCCTCGCCGCCATGCAGCCACAGGGCAAGATCAGCATGGTGGTGGGCAAGGACAAGGACGGACAGACCGTGCGTCTCGATGAGGACGACTACTCGGGCTACAAGAAGTTGAGCGAGGTGCCGCAGGAAAAATTCCTCCATCTCCGCGACGAGCACCGCGACCGCTACATCGAGCTTTACAAGGCGGAGTTTGGCTTCGCTCCCGACTTCAAGTAGCGCCCCTCCAAGTCTTCGATAGAATAACAGGAAACACCTAACACAAAAAACAACGACAAGAAATGAAAGCAAAACGATTATTCTCTCTCTTCACCGCACTGCTCTTCAACTGCATCATGGGAGCCGTGCTTGCCCAGACCCTGGGCTATGACCCCATCGGCGGCGCAGTGGTCGCCAACCTGTTGGTGATCGGCGTGGGACAGTTCGCCCCACAGGGTGCGCTCCATGCGGGCGTGTGCAAGGAGCTCTGGACGGGCTATCTCGTCAAGCAGCTGGAGCGTGCCGAGGAGGCCACCTGGCTCGACGGCATCACCGACAACTCGGGCATCGTGGACAACGACGTGATCCACCTCGTGGACGTGGGCATCGACCCAGACGTGCTCATCAACAACACCACCTATCCGATCCCTATCCAGAGTCTCGATGACTCCGACATCGCCATCAGCCTGGCGAAGTTCCAGACCAAGGTGACCCCGATCACCGACGACGAGCTGTACGCCATCAGCTACGACAAGATAAGCCGAGTGAAGGACAGCCACGCCCGCGCCATCGCCATCGCCAAGTTCACCAAGGCAGCCCATGCGCTCACCCCTACCGAGAACACCGCCAAGACTCCGGTGCTCACCACCACGGGTGCCACCGACAAGGCGACGGGGCGTGTGAAGCTCGTCATCGAGGACGTGATACGCCTGAAGGCGGCTCTCGACTCGCTGAGCGTGCCTGCCGGCGACCGCCGTCTCGTGCTCAGCACCGACCACGTCAACGACCTCCTGGAGACCGACCAGGCCTTCAAGGAGCAGTACAACATCAACCGTGCCGACGGTACGGTGGGTCGCCTCTACGGCTTCGACATCTACGAGTACGCCAACAACCCTACCTTCACCACGGCGGGCAAGAAGAACGCCGAGTTCGCCAAGCCTAAGGACGGCGAGTTCCAGTGCTCGTTCGCCTTCTACACCGGGCGTGTGTTCAAGGCCACCGGCTCGACCAAGATGTACTGGAGTGCGTCGGAGAACGACCCGCAGTACCAGCGCAACCTCGTCAACTTCCGCCACTACTTCATCACCCTGCCTACCAAGGCGGATGCCTTCGCAGCCATCCGCAGCGGCTACAACGCGGCGGGCAAGGCGTAGGATGTCGAGCACGGAAAAGAGTTTTTTCTTCTATTTGCCATAGTTATATAGTTTAAAGTTTATTGGTTTAAAAGGTTAGAAAGACAATGGTTGACATCATGCAGATACTCACGTGGGCTATCCCTTCGGGTGGCATTGGTGCCGCCATTGCCTGGATAGCCAACTACCGGGTGAAGAAGACCTTGCAAGCGAAGCAGATACACGACACCTTCAAGGAGATGTACGGCGACGTGAGCAAGGAACTCCTAGCCAAGCAAAAGGAATTGAACGATGCAGCAAGAGAGAACGCGGAAGCCATCGAGCGGCTCAACAAGGAAAATGCGCTCACGAGGTACGCCCTCAACCGTCTCTCGCGCGCCATCGAGGCTATACCGCTCTGTCCTCATCATGCTACTTGCCCTGTTACTAGCGAGCTGCAGAACAGTGAGGAAAGTCCAGAGCCAGAGCCTCGCGCAAAGCGAAGACAGCAGCACAAGCCAAAGCAGCCTGAGGGAGGCGACGGCACGGATCACGAGAAAGGTGACGTGGACAGAGCCCATCCAGGCGGACACGGCGACGCTGAGCATCGACCTCGCAAGTCTGGCAAGCCTGCCGACGGGAGCGCAGTATAGCGCCCGCTCGGGACGTGTGAGCCTGCGTGCGTGGCAGCAGCCCCCGCAGGAGGAGGGCAAGCAACCACGGATCGTCATCGAGGCCTCGTGCGACTCGCTCCAGCGGCTCTGCGCCGTGTACGAGCAGCGGATGGACTCGATGAGCGCC